CCACCATACTCAGTATCAAAAGGTTTTGACAAATCAAAAAGAGAATATTGGCAAAAACCTATTGGCCATGCAAAAGGTGGACTGATAAAAAAAGGCATCAAGAAATTAATGGACAAAGCTGTAGACAATACAAAGTTTGATCCGTCACGTAGAAAATTTTTAAAACAAACTGGTGCCACAGCTGCGGCTGCAGCAATGCCTAAAGCAGCGCTCAAAGGAGCGTCGACCTTGGCCAAAACAGCAATAAAAGAAGCAACACGTAAATCACCACCTTGGATAAAAGCAATGATTGGTGCTTTGGATTCTGTTAACACAATAGGCAGAACAGTTAAAAAAGGAGATAGTGAGCTGCGTTTGTTAGACAAAGTTGTTCAAGATTTTAGAACAACAAAAAGATATCAAATAAAAACAGCTGATGGCAATGTAGATTCTGTAAGTTACACAGAGTATCCTAGAAGTGGAGATATACATGTAGAGTTTGATATACGTGATGACTTTGCTAACAATCAACACATCTACATAGATAATAGAACTGGCACAACAGAAATAGTAGATGAAAACTATTACATGACATCGCCAGAAGATTTTGCAAAAGACGATCCAATAATTTTTGACGTAACCACACCATCACAAATGCAACAACTAGAAAAACAAATGGGTGTTATGCGTGGTGATGTAGATGATAGAATGTTAGACTATGCATCAATACCGGAAGAATATGATTACACTACATTGCTTGAAAGATATGTGGACACATACTCACCATCAGGTAATATCTTTAATACTAAAAAAGCAGCAGAACAATTGAAACAAAAAAGAGCATACGAAAACATGACAGAAGAAGAATTTGAAGCACAGTTTAGAGGTGGCACATTACACGGATTTAGACGTGGAGGAGACGTTCAACCAAAATTTAAACCTCCAACAGATAGAATAGTGCCAAGACCAAAACCTGACACGTATCAAACTATGCCTAAAGATGTTGACTTTAATAGATTGATGAACTCAATACGTTTTGTTGAATCTAGAGGAGATAAATTTGCACGTAATCCTGATACTGGTGCAACAGGTACATTTCAAATATTAAGATCAACCGCAATGCAACCAGGATATGGTGTAACACCCTTTAAAAATTTTGACAGAGATCCTTACAATCTTACAGAACAAACAAGATTTGCTACAGATTACATGCAGGCACTTTTAGATCATTACGATGGTGATTATCAAAAAGCTTTAAGCCAATATGGTGGTGATTCTACACCTGGGTATTTTAACAAAGTTATGGATGCCTATTATAGATATGAAAAAGGTGGTCTAGCAAAAAATGCAACACACGATGAGATGGTGGCATACATAAGAAAGAATCCACAAGAGTATGCTGTAGGTGGTATAGTAAAGAAACTAGCACCAAAGGTCATAGGTAAATTAAGAGAGTTTTCACCAAAGATAACAGGACCAAAAACACCAAAACAGAGTTTTAGTGTTTTTGATGAAGCAGGATTACCTGTAAAAGATTTTGATAAGTTTGATGATGCAATGAAGTTTGCAAGAGAGGAACCAGATAGATTATCTGTGGGCAATACACCTAAACCACAAGCAGATGACACAGCTGGTGCAATGTTTTGGCCATCACGTGAGAAACTAATAGATGCACCGTTTGAGACTGCAAAAGGATCAGAGTGGTTAGCATATTTAAAACGACCATTTGCAAAACACAATCCTGTCAAAGACATGGAATTAAACGATACACAGCTATCAACACACTTATCTAGAAACGCTAATAACAAATTATCAAAAGCAGATGTTATAAAAGATTTTGATGAAAAACTAGCACCTGAAATTGATGTTATAGTTTTAGGTGGTGGCAGAAGAGATACTAGTAGAGCTTTACAAAATATATTAAGAACAGATTTACAAGGGTTTAGACCTGGACCACTTAGAAACACTTTAGGTGATTTGCAACTTAGAGTAAATCCATTAGCTGAAGCTATTGGCAATAATGACAAACAGGGTGTACTAAAAATAGTAGGACAAATAGAAGACTCAGTTCAAAAAAACTTTGGTGTGCCAAATGCGATTACAGAAGGGTTTCCACAAAAGTTTCCGTTTGAGTTAAAAGAGCCATTGCAAGAAATAGCACAACTATCTGGTGTAAGACTTGCAGGATTTAAAAACTATGCAAGAGAAGCAAATTATAGAGGACAACAAACACTTAGTGGTGGATCTAACTACCGTGAGTTTTTATTTAAGTATAACCACAAACCTGGTTCATTACGAAACACAGAACCTACATACACCTATGCACATGATTTTGGTTTGACAAGTTCACAACGCGCAGGTGGTTTCGTACACATGCGTGCGTCTGACAGAACAGATGCTTTTGGTAGAAGAATACTACACATAGAGGAAATACAATCTGACATGCATCAACCAATAAACGCTGCAGCAAGAAGAGTAAAAAAATATCAAGCAGATCAAGCAGCAAGAGGAGAACCACTATCAAGCACAAGAGCTTATTCAGATGATGTAAAACAATCAAAATATGCACCACGTGGGGATCTTGTAAGAGAAGTTGATAACGCAAACGAACAACAAATGATGTTAATACAAGCAAAAATAGATGATTTATTACAGTTACCGCAAACACAACAAACACAAACTAGAATAGCTAGATTAAACAGAGAACGTGCAAAGATAAGAAAAATTATTGCAGATAAAAGAGCAAAATCAGCAGATAGTGATACTAGTAATATACCTCAAGGACCTTACAGTAAAACAGAGGATTACAACGAATTTGTTATGAAATATGCACTGAGAGTTGCACAAGAAGGTGGTTATGATGGTATATCCATATCTACACCACAGATAAAAAACCTAAGCACATCTCAAGGAAGTAGAGATTACATGGGTAATATCACAGCTTACGGTCCAATAGCACAAGGTGCTATGAAAAAGGTCGGTAAGAAAAGTGGTGCAAAGTTTATGAAAACTGTTATAACCGATGACAGTAATAGGGCTTACGAAGTTCCTACCTTGATAATTAAAGATAATCCTGCAGCACAGGATATAATTAGCAAAGGACTAGGAGCATACAAGAGAGGGGGATTAGCTGTAAATGGCTGACGATAATAAAAATAATATAGATAAAGCACTAGAAGCACTTACAGGTGCATTGGATATAGAACCAACTGGTGAAGAAATAGAGGTAACACCTAAAGGTGTAGATTTTGAATCTGACATTGAACTAATGGAAGACGGCAGTGCCGAAATAAATTTAGATCCAAACGCACCAATAGATAAAGCAAACATACCACATGATGCTAACTTAGCAGAATACATTGACGAAGAAGAATTAGGTAGATTCGCAAGTGATCTACTAGCAGAATTCGAAGCGGATAAAGACTCAAGAAAAGATTGGGAAGATACCTACATCAAGGGTCTTGACATGTTAGGCTTCAAGTATGAAGACCGAACACAGCCGTTCGAAGGAGCGTCCGGGGTCGTACATCCCTTATTAGCTGAATCTGTTACACAGTTTCAAGCCCAAGCATATAAGGAACTTCTCCCCCCAAGCGGCCCCGTACGAACTCAAGTGATAGGATTATCCACACCTGAAGTAGAAGATCAGGCTAAACGTGTACAAGAATTTATGAACTATCAAATCACAGAGGTGATGCAAGAATACGATCCTGACATGGATCAACTATTATTCTATCTACCTCTTTGTGGCTCTGCATTTAAAAAAGTTTACTATGATGGTTTGATGAAACGTGCTTGTGCAAAGTTTGTTGCAGGTGAAGATTTAGTAATAAACTACATGGCAACAGATTTAGAATCAGCAGATAGAATTACACATGTAATTAAAACAAGTGGCAATGATGTACGCAAACAACAACTACAAGGTTTCTATCGTGACATAGAATTAGCTACTGGACAAGTAGATACTGACGATGTTGCCGATAAGGTAGACGATCTACAAGGATCACAAAAAAGTTATGGCTCTGGAGATGATGAGCACATAATATTAGAAATGCACATCAATGCTGATGTACCAGGTTTTGAAGATACGTCTGGTGTAAAATTACCTTACATAGTTTCTATTGATCAATACTCGCAAGAGATATTGTCAATCAAAAGAAACTACGCACAGAACGATCCAAACTTTATGAAGAATCAATACTTTGTACATTACAAGTTCCTCCCAGGATTAGGCTTCTATGGATTTGGTCTGATTCACATGCTAGGTGGATTATCAAGAACTGCAACAAGCGCTTTGCGACAGTTAATTGATGCAGGTACTCTTGCTAATCTACCAGCAGGTTTTAAAGCTAGAGGCATGCGTATACGTGATCATGATGAACCATTACAACCAGGTGAGTTTAGAGATGTTGACGTAACAGGACAATCAATAAAAGAATCATTGATGATGCTGCCATACAAAGAACCGTCAGCTGTATTGTTTCAACTATTAGGTTTTGCTGTAGATGCAGGTAAATCATTTGCTGCAATAGCAGACATGAAGATGGGTGAAGGTAATGAACAGAACCCTGTTGGCACAACACTAGCATTGATAGAACGTGGCACAAAAGTTATGAGTGCAATACACAAAAGATTACACTACGCACAAAAAATAGAATTCAAATTACTTGCAAAAGTATTTCAATTGTATTTACCACCACAATATCCGTACATGATTGCAGGTGGTAATCAAATGATAAAGTCAGCTGATTTTGACAACAGAGTAGATGTTATGCCTGTATCAGATCCTAACATATTTTCTATGGCTCAACGTATTACTTTGGCACAACAACAATTACAATTAGCAACTGCTGCTCCACAATTACATAATCTACGTGAAGCATACAGAAGAATGTATGATGCAATGGGTGTTGACAATGTAGAAGGTATATTAAGACCAGATCCTGATTTACCAAAACCAATGTCACCAGCAATGGAGAATGCTTCTGCAATGCGTGGTAAAGATCCAAAACCTTTTCCAATGCAAGATCATCAAGCACACATCGCTGCACACGCAGAGTTTATGTTTACAAGAATGGTGCAGATTAATCCACAGCTTTACGCTATGTTACAGGCACACGTATCAGAGCACATATCTTTATTAGTGTCTGAACAAATGCAACAAAAGTATGCACCACAGTTTCAACAAATGCAGCAAGCTATGCAACAAGCACAACAGAATCCACAAGCTATGCAACAGTTACAACAGCAAATGGATCAGTTAGTAAATCAACAAGCATCTGAGCAGGCAAAGATGGAAGCAGAGATGACAAAACAATTAGCGTCTGATGAAGAAGCTAGAATTAGCAAAGAAGCTCAAGATCCTCTTGTAAAACTAAAACAACAAGAGATTGACTTGAAAGCTATGGAAACACAAGCTAGACTACAAAAAGATATGATGGTTGATGCAGAAAAATTAGATTTACAAAGAGATCAATTAGAAGCTAACACAACTATTGACTTGATGAGAGTTGCTGCTGATGTTAACAAGGAAGATTCTACTGAAGCAATGGCAGTATTGAAAGAGAACATGGCTAACACAAGGGAAGCCATGAAACAAAACACAAATCAAAATGGAAGAACAAAAAAAGCTACTGACGAAACTTAGAGACGCGATGGCTAAAATAGAAGAAGCGGCTCACAGTGAGATAAAAAAAGAAGAAGATTATCTACAGGTTTGTGGTGCACTCATGGCAGTCACTAGAAACATGTATGAGAAAGCTTTAGGTTCTGAGCAAACAAGAGAAATGTTTGCAGCCGTTGCAGAGAGTTTTGATTATCAATCTGAGATTATGCAGATCTACAAAGATCACAGTAATCCAACAATACATTAGGAGGTACTATGCCAAAGGTAGGAATGACAAGATTTCCGTACACATCTGCTGGTGCGCAGCAGGCACAAAAGTTTGCTCGACAAACAGGACAAAAAATGTCTATGAAAAAAGGCGGTTCTGCTAAGAGTAAAGCAAAGAAGAAAAATAAAAAAAGGAGGTAATATGAAGTTACTAGAAGATATTTGGGCATGGCTCAAAGAATGGAACAACTGGAAAGCTAAAGATTGGATCAAAGCTGGTGTTGTTGCATTAGCAGTTATTCTGATAATTGGTGCAATTTAATGGATGCAAGATCACAATATTTAAAACGTAAAAACACTCCGACCCCGTTTAATCAGGGGCCGGAGATGCAAAACTACAATCGTATGATGGAGCTGCAATCGCAAGCACCAAGCTTTGCAAAGAACGATCCACGTATGCAAGAACTCAAAGACGCGAGAAGACAGTACAATCGTCAAGATAAATATACTATTGGTCAAAGACAAGGTATGTCACCTCTTGCTGTGCAAAGTCAATTTGCAAATCAAAGCGAAGCACTTAGAACAGCTGCACCTGATACTTTTAGAACCATGTATCCTATTCAAAGTGCAGTACAAGATTACATAAGTGGTGGTGGGTTATTTGGTTTAGCTGCAAGAGCAGGTTCTGATTTTTTATCTAACGTATCTGACTTTGGAAAAGATAT